TAGCATTACTTTTACCTGCAACCATACCTTTACCATCTGCAAATTTATCTGTGAACTGTCCTAGTATCTGTTGTAAGTCTTTAACTAGCATTGTAATAATTTGATTTTTCTTTTTTTAAATCTTTAATTTCTTGCTCTAATTTATTTATTTTAACTATTTGATCAGCAAGTTCTGTTTTGTATTGTGTGTTCATAGATAACAAATCACGTATATTATTACGCAGTTTATTTACAGTGTCATCTGTTTTTGCCTCTACAAAATCTATAACAACTTCATTTTCATGACTAATATCTTCGCCATGTTCTTTGTGATGTGTGTATGTTCGTTTGTCTTTCATATGTTGACAATATAGACATGTTACCCTAAAATGTCAATATGGGTGTTCCAAAAAGATTAACAGAAATGCAAAAAAGATTTGCTGAGTATCTAGTATTTAATGAAGGTAGAACTACAGGATCAGATGCAGCTATAGCTGCTGGGTACAGTAAGGACCGTTCTAGAGTTGAAGCATCAGAATTACAAAATCCTAGACTGTCACCACTCGTGGTACAATACATAGGATCATTACGAGAAGAGAAACTTAGAAAGTATGAAGTTACTTATGATAAACATGTAGCTGAACTAGGTAAAATTAGAGAAGCCGCTTTGACAAAAGGTGCTTTTTCTGCTGCGACCAACGCTGAAAAAAACCGAGGTATGGCTGCAGGATTATATATAGACCGAAAGATAATAAAAACAGGTAAACTAGAAGAAATGTCAGAGGAAGAACTAGAATTAAAAATGAAAAAAATATTAGAGGACTACGCACCGATTTTAAATGCAAAGGTTGTTGACGCATTACCAGAAGAAGTTAATGAAGTTTCGTCATCTTTAAGACGCAAGAAGTCGGAAAAACAGACCTCTCAGAAAAAGTAATAGTGCCATCATCATCGATATCATAACCTGCAAATATCTTAACAGTCTTGTCATCTTTACTAAATAGATAACCTTCACTTACAGGTGTTGCTAACTTCATGTTATTAAATTCTTTCTCACTACCCCAACCACCTTCGGTGACAATATCACACCAATCTATTTTATATCTACTATACGGAAACCTAACGTTTTGTTTTATCAACTTTGGTTTTGCGTATGTATTTATTTGTCTGCTTTTGTTTTTTCTTTTTGTCATGATATTTTGAGTTATGTCTGCTATGAAATATATCCCAAAACTGAGATTCTGTCATCATGCTAATTATCACATTAATCATATTTTTGCCTTAATTCAGCTTTCAATAGTGACTCTACATAAAAAAACTAAAAACACGAAACTTAAATTCTTGTGTTTACCCTTCGCTGCCTTCGGGATTCAATGTTTATGCGGGTTCTGGGTCACGAATTGGTGTCGGCCAAATGTCGAATTCGACACCAAAACCTTTAAAAAAACATTTTAAACTTAGAATCATTCTAATTTAAACGTGTTTTTACAAAAAGCCGACACTTTACCCTTCGAATTCGACACCATGCCGACACTAATTATTGCCTTATTGTTGCCTTGATTTAAACACAATTGTGATAAAAATATCACATGTTGCATTAATATCACATACTAAACATTTAAATAATTCATTAATAAAACGTATTTTTTTAAAATACTACGATACAATTTTGCTCTTAAAAATCTTCCTTTGCCTCTACAGTCATGTATTTTACATTTTAAAGTAAAAATTACCCATGTATTTTTGTTCATAATATTTTTTTATCTGCCTCTTTTTGAACATAATATTTCCTCATTACTTCCACTTTGTCTTCAGCTTCTGCAATAATTTGTAATAGTTTGTCAACCTCACCTGTAATATCTATATGTTCAGGTATAATTATATTATTTTCATTAAAAGACTGTATCTTATAGCGTGCATCTTCAATTGTAGCTTCATATCTTTTTAGAAGCGTTCTAAACAATCTATCATTCATGATCTTCGTACTCCTTTATTAGTTTATTTGATGGATGCCACACGTCAACTGCTGCATGACATTTAGGACAAGATAAGTTACTAACTATATCATAGTCCTCATTATCTTCGGTATCGTGATCTCCACCCCATATCAACTCATGATCACAGTGCCAACAATTCATTTTACACTCTTTTTGTTTTCCCAAATATTATTATTAAACACTTGAATAAGTCTGGATATTTCAACCTTATGTTCTTTTTTAAACTTATCTTTAAATATTACTTTGCAATCATCTGCAGGTAGTTTTGTTTTTCCATATAGTAATACTACATTATCTGTCATTTTGTAAAATCCTCCGCTTTCATTGGGGTTGTTTTTTCTTTCTCATCAAACTGTAACTCATGGTACATGTCTAATCTTTTTAAAAACTTATGCTTCCACTGTCTTAGTGCAAGTCCTTCTGTTTTAAACTCTTGGTAATATAAGTCAGGCGTGCATACCATGATAACTCCTTGTTTAATTTTACTGCCGTAGACATAGTCGTGGGCCATGGCGTATGCTGCAATTTGCATGTAATAATCTTCAATCCATTCTTCCCTCTTCGGACGGTTACTTTGTTTGAAGTCAACAACAGTCTCCATGCCATTGTGACTGCATATAAGATCTGTTTGACCTGCGTATAGGCCCGGGTAGTGTAATGTAACTTCAGACGCATAATACTCTTCAACTGGCGCAAGACCAATCTCAATAATTTTGTCGGCCATGGGACGCGCCTCTTGTCCAATCCTTGTAAGATCAACGATCCCAGTCCCAAGGACATAGTGCTCCAAGAATTTGTGCATAGCTGTCCCCCTATTACTAGAATGGTTTTTGATTCTGTCTGCCTCTTGTTCACCTACTTTAGCCTTCCATTTTTTTATAAAATCTTGATTTTTGGTGGCTCCTAATATCGTAGTTACACTGGGAAGTCTATATTTATCTATCTCGTAAACACGTTTCCCTGTTCCATGGTCCGTGATCTGTTTTCCTTGGATGTAGTTGTATTTATTAGATTTTTTTAGACCCTTGACCTTGGTAACTTTTTTAAGTTTATCGACTAACTTATGGTAGTCCTTTATGTCTTTTTCATCCATCATGATTTATCTTCACGTTCCGCTTTATTACGCTTAGATTGCTGGTAACTTTCATCTAAGTCTCGTTGTTCTTGTTGTAATGTATTAAATTTTTTTCGACCAAATATTCTATCCCAACCTTTATCATATGCTTTATTAGTCGGTCTAGATTTACCATCCCATTTTTCTTTCTTAGTCATTAAGATCCTTTATAACTATATAAACTATAATCATACCAATTGTAAAACAACTCATACTGTAAAAAAACATACCTAATCCATCGGCTACACTCATAATTTTTTTTTTAACTCCTCAAGATAAGCACTGTTCTCTTGATCTCTCTCTAACTTATCCATAGCTATTTTTTGTTTATCTCTTAAAATCTTAGCATGTTTTCTCCAGGCCCATGCGCTCAATGTGCCTGCGTGCTTCATTATAAAATGAAGGCCTTGGTATATTATTTTATCAAACATTATAACCTCTTTCTGTTAAATAATTTATCGCTCGATTTATTCCTTTAATATCATCACCTAATTGACCTATCGCAGTGTTACACCTAACACACAACCAACCTCTGTGTTTCTTAGTATGGTGACAATGATCTGGAAATAATTCTCTTTCAGTTTGACATATCTCACAACCTTTAGGCTGTTTGTGAAGAAGGTCCATTGATCTTCTATAACCTCTATCTACATTATAACAAAGACCACATGTTGTTCTAGTTCTATAATTTCCAAAATTATCTTTCATACATAAATGAAAATGTTTTTGGTTTTTATTTTCATTACACACTATACAAGTTTTAATTTGATCTTCAGATCCTATAACACTTACCATTTTATCTAGTTTCTTACTCCATCTTTGAAATAATTTTTTCATTCTCTTAACTCTCTTTCTAATGCTAAATCAACTATGTTGTCATTTAACCCTTGAATGTCTGGTTCGTAGTGATCTATTATTTTTTCTAACTTTTCTAATTTTACAATAGAGTATGGCCAAAATAGTTTACACACATACAATGCTTGTCTATGTGAGGCTGACCATCTATATTGTGTCTTCCAATTTTTAGCATACTCTTTTAAAAATCTACGCTCACGTAATGTACCTACACCTAAAGTTTCGTGAAAGAGTTCCATAACATTTTTATCTGTCATAGACATTTCCATTCTTATTTTCCAAACCTTACATGGGTTTTTGCCTTTTCTCTTTTCAGTAATTTGTTTAACATAAACGCTTCCTTCACCATCAAACAAACCTGCCATGTAGGGTATATCTAATTTAAATATTGGGTTGTTCATTTGTCTACTTTCATCATTTGTTTTAATATTGTTGTATATGGATTAGGAGTCAAATCTCTAGTGCAACTTACGAGCATTATCTGTAATAGGATCATCATCAACATAAAGGTCAACAACTTCGGACTCATCCACATATATTTCTCCTTCCGATTCACATGTTACACATTGCGTAACTATGTGTTCTCTGCCTTCCTCTAATACCAGTTTAACGTATCCATTACCATTGCAATCTGGACATATTGCAGAGTGTCTAGTCTTTTTTAAGTTTGCCATTTAATTTTTTTGCTTTCTCGTTTGCAATTGATTCTATGGTTTTACTTATTGATAATTTAGCATCCGGTAATAGTACCTTAGATAAAGATATCAATATCTTGTATGTGTCATGTGTTAATGATACATTTCTATACTTTGTTATATCAGTCATTTTAACCTTTCATTTATTTATAATGACTATATAGGATGTTACTAAGGACTTGTCAATGATTAAAGTATTTTTATTTATGTATATTTGCAGCACTACACCAGGCAATGAGTGTAAGCTTATTGATATAGAATTTAATCAATTTAAAGATATATACGAATGTACCTTATCCGGGTACCGACAATCAGAAGATATAATATTAGAATTAGATAGAGAATTTGTAAACGAACATGGTGCACATACTAAGTTTTTATGTCAAGAACAGCCTACGATTTGACATTGTGTTTAAATTGTGTTAGGGCTTAAGTTCTCACCACAATAACCTATCCATCACTCTCTCTTTGGATAGGTCTATTCGCAGATAAAACCTTGTACAGTCCCTCTACCATCATTTAAGTAACGACCACTGCCTCTAGGGTCATCCCAACTGTGTGTTGCTATAGTTTCAATATACTTTTCTGCATATTCAAAACAATCATGCACACTAACCGAAGATGGCAAGTGTAACGGTTCTTTTAACAGGTCTCCGTTGAACAGTAGAACCAGGATTACTATCGTTTTTACCATTGCTAGTACCTTGTGATATTATTTTATTAATATTTGGTGCTTTTAAATCTACCTCAACACCATATCTTTTCCATGCTTTCTTCATTAGATTTAACTCTAATATAAATGTAGACCACTGACTTTGTGATGTACCTTTGACGTTTAATGTTATTGTTTTCATATTCCTCTCTTTCTAAAAAGATAATAGGATATTATATGATTATTGTCAACCCTGGCCTTTGTATCTTTTGGTATTTTTTTGACGTTTTTCTGCTTTATTTAATGATTTTTTATGTTGTCGAGGGCCTCTTTTTTTAGGTTTATCTCTGGGTGTAAAATATTTAAAGCTTTGTCGAGCCATTTTTTATTGATAATTCGTGTTTTTCTTTTTCTGATAATGCAATAATAGGTATGTAACTAATTTTACCATTTATGTGCTGTTTAAGATCTTCACCACACAAAGAACATCTATAAAATTCTGGTACAACTGATACTAGAACAGTATTTTCATTACATTCTGGACATAAACCATTAACAACTTCTGTGTTAAATTTTATTCTATGTTTTATAGCCATTAGTTTGCTAGTGGATTAGAAGAAGATTCTTTAATTTCTTCTATTTGTACCTGTAATAATTGAATTTGTTTTTCGTTGATTGCACTTCTTTTATCTAATACTCCTAATGCAGTATCTACATCACCATTGTTGCCAGCTTCTAATGCAGTTATTTTTTCTTCCATAACTGCTATTTGTGCAGAATAATCAGTTGTAGATCTATTCTCTAATACATTAATTTTTTCTGTAAGTTTACCATAAGTTGCAAACCCACCACCTATTGCAACGACTGCTGCAATCAATGCCGCTATGCCAGCTAATTGATCTTTAATATTTTTCATCTTTTAATTACTTTCTTTAATACTTTAGCTTGACCTGCGTGTAATTTAGAAGCTTTCTTCAAACCTTTAATTACTTTTTTTACTTTTTTTATTTTATTTTTATCCATTTTGTAATACCTTTAGTTCTATTAAAAGCTGTTGTTTTCTAGAATTTATTTCTCCTAGCTTACGTGCTTTAATTTCTATCTTATCATTTTGAATATAACTTGCAAGACTCTTATCTGCATAAATTAATCTGTTATCTATAAGGTTTAATTGCTCCAAATATATGTTTTTTGGTGCATAAAATGCAACATTATATGAATCTAATGATAGTTGATCTTCTACCATTGCATCCATTTTTATTAAATTTTTAAGTTGTAGATTTTTTAATGGGTTCTTAACTTTGTCATCTACTTTAGCCATAACTTTTGCTAACTCTGGTTTGATAGTTTTTTTCGATTGTACTTTTTTTTGTTTAGTAACCTTTGACTTTTGAACAGTGGATGTTGCAGCACTCTCGCTAGTAGATTTCTCTTCTTCGGGTTCTTTGTTCTGTTCTGGTTCATTCTTTTCTTCTACCACAGCAGCTTCTTCTTTGCTAGCCGCTGCCATCTTGGTCCCTGGTCCTTGTTCCGTGTTCCCTGGTGCTTCTTTCTTGGTAGTTTCTTCTTCTATCATAGGGCCAGTTGCCATCTCTTTAGGTTCTTCTTCTGGTGGTTCTTCCATAGGTGTAGATACCGCCTCTATCATCTCCATAAAAGGCATTTCTTCTTTTACCATGGCAACCATTTCTTCTTTTAATGTCTCAATCGGCATCTCTTCCATAATCTTTGCTGTCATCGGTGCTTCCATTACAATAGCACCTGTCTTACGTGACGCTACTTCAAACGTTATTTCTTTATTTTCTATATTAATTTCTAGTCTTGTACCCTCTTCTAAGTTACCAGATAATTTAAACTCTTCTTCTATCTTAGATTCTAGTCCAGATATAATGTCATAGATTTCATTCTCTGTAAGATCAACAGTATCTAACGCTTCGTTAATATCTTCTATCTCTTGTGTTGATAATGGTTCGTGATCATCTATTGGAAAATCTAATAGTAATTCTGCACCTAATAAATTTGGTCCAAGATTAGCTGTATTTGTATTTAATGATCCATCGTAACCTTCCCAATACCATTCATAACTTGCACCACCTGTACCATTGTAAACTAGATTGTCTTGAAATTGTCTGCTGTTAGCATTATACCCTGCATCTTCTAATCTTGTAGTTGTCATCTGTGCTAGTGTATTGCCAGCTGCATCTTTAATTTTTACATGTAGTTTATAAGTATCTTCAGCACCATTGGATTGACCACAGCTATAAGAACTATTACCATCTTCACAGTTTTGTATTGAAAAGTATGAATTTAATTGTATTCCACCATTTAATTTTCTTTGTGTTGTAGTGTATGTTGTACTAGCCTCAACACCATCTATACCAACTAATGTACCGTTTGCGCTTACTTTCATTTGATAACTTGCTTCTAATTCACCGTTAAACGCTGTACCACACGCATTATTAACCTGTGTTGGACAGGTAATTGTAAATCCGTTGTGTGTAGAATTGTTTGTTAATGCACCTGTACCAGAGTTAACTCCATCTAAATTAAAATTATCCATGTTAGAAGATGTTGTGCCTGCATTTGGTAATATGTTTCCTGATGTTGCAGTATCGTCTTCTGCTAATACACTAGTTGTAAGTAATAGTAATATTGCTAGCCATTTCATTTTAATATAAGTTTAACAATTGATTTCTCACCAAGATATATCTCTGTCTCTGCTTTTGATTTTATACATTGGTAATCTATACGATTTGTACTTGACCTCATTGCAATACGTTTAGCTTTTAAACAAGTAGACATAGAGTCTTGTATTCTATGCTCTTTAATCTCTCCGTTTACAATCATTAGTAATGCAACTACTACTTCAATCATTAGTGATCTCCGTTACCGTTTTTTCTAACTTTATCTTTTAATTTTTCAACATCAATCAATGCTTTTTCTAATTGCTTGTTTAAAAATTGTATGTTAACTTTGTTGGTCATATTTTGCTCTTGAGTTATCTCAAGTTTTTCTGTTGACTTATATAAATCTTCTATCAACATAAACTGTTCCTGATCCGTGGGTAGTTGTTCTGACTTCTTAAGTAAATCTGCTTGAAACAATTCTCTTGATGTTTCTAAGCTTGTTAGTCTTGATGTAACTTCTGTATAAGCAAACACACCCATAGCAACACCTGCTATGATTGCCAACATATTTTTCATTGGCATACTTATCGATGTATTTTCATTTATTTTCATTTAAGTTTTTCTATTTTAATTTTCCTGTCCATTTTGTCTAATTCTTTTGTCATTTCTTTTTCTGCTTGTTTGTCAGCTTTTTCTCTATCTTTCATACGTTTAACATATGTTTTATAATCTGGTCTTTCGTGGCCGTATTTAGACCACAATTGCATAGCATCCTTACCAATTTTTCCATCAATTGGGCAAACGGTGCCAGCTGATATCATAGATTCAAACACACGTTCATCCTGGCAAAGAATAGCCACGGCTGCTACACGCATACCAAAGTCATTTAATATTCTTGCTAATTTTAATCGTTCACAATTTTTATCTATAAAATGTTTTCCACCACTGATGCCAAGGCCAAATGTTTGTACACCAAGTGATCCACCTACTGCACACACGTCTTGTGTCATAGAATTATATGATGGAGATGACGCTGTTGGTGGTGCTGATTTTATATTAGAATTAGATGTTGAATTAGTTGTGGATGTAGATGTACTACCTGATTCGTAAGTCGTTGCACCCCCAGTATACCCACCTTCAATACTTGTGTTTGATCCTGATACGTTAGTTTGTGTTTCTGCTGGATACGCAGGATCTGTAAACAATACTAACAATGAAAAGCCGATTACTAACCAGCCTGTAAACCAGTAGTTCATCCTGCAATCCTCCATTACTTTGCCTCTCTACAACTCGGGCAAGTTTTTTTAAAACTGTCTGGGTGTTTTTCACACACTACTTTTATTTCAGGTTCTGGTATTTCTGTGTACATTGTAATATGTTCATCTACTTCGTTACATTTACAAAATTTACCAAAAAATTTTTCAATCCATTTTTTAATCATTTTTTTTTTCCTCAATCTCATAGAAGAACTTATCAGTATCTTCTGTTTGCCATGCACCTGAGTCCTCTACACTCCATTCATTAGTTTGTACTTTCCAGTCAGGAATATTATCCTTAACTGTGAAAGAAGGTAGGTCCCAGATTATTCTATTGTTTGGCTGTGCCGCATAGTTGCCGTCTTTTAATGCAATTATGTGAGCGCACTTATGTTCGTGCGGTATTTCGGAATGTTCCGTATCTAGTATATTACTATCTGGATGTGCAAAGTCAATGGTAAATAGATAATTACCATGATGCCATTTCTTATCTTTACCTATGTATTTACCGTGTTGACCACTTAAGATATCATATAAAGTAACAGCAGGGTAATAACTAAAGCTATTCCAAAGTTCCAGTTCATCAAGTCTTTTAATGGGAACAGTTTGTGGTTCATAACCACGTTGAATAAAAGCCGTAATTGGGAGACGGTAAAAGATTGCACCGTTTTCCATAATTGCATGCCATAAGATAGCACGACCTGACATACAGCTAATACCAAAGATAATACAGTCTTCAACTTCTCCGTGATGTTTTTTTCCGTCATATAAATATTCTCTCCTTATTTGTGCGTAGGTTGGTGGTATGTTTGCATTTAAATAAGCCATAATTTATCATACAGTATTGCCCCAATTTTTACCTTTTTTATAATTAACTTTATTAGGTATTAATAAAGGTATTGCTGTCTCCATTGTTTTTTTTACTATCTCAGCTTTTCTTTCGCTGTCAATAGATAAACATAATTCATCGTGAATTTGTATATGAGGTATAATACCTTTCTTATAAAGTTTTACCATAGCCTTTTTTGTCATATCAGCAGCAGATCCTTGTATTAATTTATTTAATGCTTTGTAAGTAAATGCAGGTTGGTAGTGATTTGTAAACTCTAAACACTCAGGGTCTGGGTCTTGTAAACTTTTTACCCTATTAGCTAAATAATGATTTTTAGCAACTTCTGTTGTCATTATAGGAACTGGCCCTGATTCAAATTCTTTTGTTATTTTGCCATCATCTGATTTTTTTTCTACATATTCAGTATACACAAACACTCTTTTTTCATTATCCCATTCTTTGTTTTTAGGTTCCCATTTATCAAACCTACAAAACCTGTCTTCTAATGTATAAATTGTACCTTGTTCTTCTGCAAATTTCATTAAACCATTAGACAGTTCTCTAACAAAAGGAACTTCTTTGTGATAATTATTAAACAATTCTCTAGATTCTTGTGGATCTAATTCTAAAGAAGCTGCTAATTTTGTTTTACCCATACCGTAAAACATACCTAAGTTAATAGTTTTAGCTTGAAGACGAGTAATCTTAGCCATCTTAGCTACTTTTTTATGAAAATCTGTATTAGCATCTTTTGTGTAAGCATCTGCTAAAGCTTTAGCACTTAAATTAGCTGCAGGATTATTTTTAAAATTATTTTTTAAAGAGTAATGCACTACAAGTCTTGGTTCTTGTTGTGAGTAATCAAACGAACCCCATTCTTCACCTTCTTCCGGTAAAAAAAACGAACGAATTATACTACCATATTTACCTCTTGATGGTATCTGTTGTAGGTTTGGTTTAGACATTGAAAATCTTCCAGTAACTGTGCCACCTTTTTCAGATCTAATTTGATTTATTTCTGCATGTATTCTTCCTTTGTGTACAAACTTTAAAAGACCTTCTACAAAAACGTTGATTAGTTTATCATATGCACGAACTCTTGCAATCAATCTTAAATAAATATTAGGGTGTGTTTCTAAGTAATTTTTTGATAGACTTGCTCGCCCTGATTTAGGAGTTTTTTTATAATCTGTAATTTTTTGATGGTCTAGTATTTTTTGTATTGAATCCGCTGCCCAAACTTCAACCAAAACATTTGTTCGTCTGTGTATGCCTTTTAAAATACTGTTCATTCTTTTTTTTAAATCATTACCTAAAGTGCTAGCTTTAGTTGTATCTACTCTTACACCTTTAAATCTCATGTCAACTAAACAAGGAAACAAATCCATTTCTAAATTAAAAATGTTTCTAAGTGTTTTTTCTTTAATAATAACTTTACCATTTTCTATTAATTTAATTTTTATAGGTGAATCTATTTTTTTTTTAAATACAGCCCAAAGTTTAAGAGTTAAGTTAACATCTTGTTCTGCATAATCTTTTACAAGTTTATAAGGTAGCAAATGCATATTAGCTATTGCATCTGGTATAGCTAATTCTTCATCAACTTTTTCTTGTAAGTCATATTTGTATTTTTTTTCGTCTAAGTAATCTTTTGACAAAGAATCTAAACTATACCTCATCCTGTTTTCATCTATAACAGAAGCCGCTATCATTGTATCAACAATAGGTCCTTGGACCATGAGCCCTGTTGCTTGTCTAATCCAGCATACATCATACATCGCGTTATGAAATACTTTAGTTATCTTTTTATTTTGAAATATATTATCATTTAACTTTTTCCAAACTTTTTTAGCAGTATATGGAGGTGTTGCTCCTATATGACCTATAGGAAAATAAAACTTCTTATCATTAAAAGCTACAGCAATACCCACAACTTTTCCTTTACCAATAATGGCTCCTGATCCAAGGGTCTTTAAATTTGGATCATGTGTTTCTAAGTCAACAGCAACTGTATCTACATCTTGTAGCTTATCAAGTTCTGATAAATCTGGAGGAACGCACATTATTTATAATCTCTTTCAATAATCATTTCTATAAAGTGTATTGCTTTTTCTAAATCTTGTTTCTTTCCTTTATCTCTATGTCTTATAATGTACTTTATAGCACATCCTTCTGGGTAAAGCAATTCGTTCTCTATTACAAACTTACTTGGTTGTATTTTATATTTTTGGTAGTGGGATCCTCCAATTTGCTTGTCATATGTTTTCATAATGACAGTTGTCCTTTTGATTTAATTGTCCATAAAGTTTTTTTTGCACGTGAACCTGCAACAAACTTTATTCTTTTTTTATCATGCATTGTTCTCTCTTCTCTGTTTATTTTTAAATCTAAAACTACATTGTCAAATTCCATACCTTTAATTGTATGTATGTTTGCAACAAAGACTCTAATGTCTTCTAAGTCTCTGTTATTATTGACAATATTACGTACATAGTTTTTAATTTTTAAATCAGGATGTGCTGTAATGTTTTGAAAATCTGATGTTTTTTTAATGACTGGAGATAAAAATCCATTATCAATAAAATAATCTAGTGTGTATTGTTTTTTCTCTAACTTTTCTAAATTCTCTAGTTTAAAACCTGGTTCATAATAACCAGAATCTATACTCTTAATTATTTTTTTAATTTTAGTTAATGATAATGCTTCTGTTCCAAAACAAAAACTTAAGTACATTCTTTGTATTTCAATTTCTTTTTTAGGATAACTAAAAGACTTTACCTTGTCAGATAAAAAATCCATAGGCATATTATTTTTAATTAAAAAATTAATTATATCTTCCGGCTCTCCTCCACGATAAGTAAAAATAAAAGTTTCTTTTGTGTTAAGTAGTCGATTAGATAATTCATGTAAATTAGGGTCTTGAGTTAAATTCATTAAATTAAATATTTCTCCTTCTACAATTGGTCCTGTAGGTTTGTCATCTTTATCTAACTCTCTTCTAGGACTCCAAGTTCTAGTGTACTCATAGTCTATCCATACAGGTTTAATTACTTCTCTACACCATTCATTTATTAATCTTGGGCACCTGTATCCTTTTTCTAGTTCTACATCAGGATGTGCAAACTCTAAATGAAAAGAGTGTGGGTCAGCGCCCGCAAACTCAAATATTGTTTGATCGGGATCTCCTGCTTTGTAAAACAAATTAGAGTTTTTAGACATCTTTGCTTCTGCTTTCCTTTGTATAAAACTTGAATCTTGTGCTTCATCTACCATTAAAACTTTTATAACAGGGTCTTTAGGTAGTTCACAAAATTTCTCTACCATGTCTTGAAAATCTAATATATTGTTTCTTCCTTCATTAATTTTTGAATTAGTTTTGTATTCAATATAAAGATCATTCATTTCATTTAAATCTTTAATACTATATTTATATTCATTCTTCTCTTCGTAAGAAAGTTCTCTGTAATATTGAGTTAATTCTTTACCATTGTCCCTTGCAAATGAAACAAATTTAAAAAACGGATGTGACTTAAATAATTTTGTTGTGTAATTAAATTTTTTATTGCTGGTAAACTTATCAAATATTGGATACTTTTGTTTTAAAACATCATAGTCATTTATTTCAAAAACTGTTGAACCAGTTAATTGATTTTTACAATACTTATGAATAGTAGAGACATTTCTTTCTAATATTTTTTTATTTGCTTGAATAATACCTAAAACATTTATTCCAGTTTCTTGTAAATAATTATTCATGCTTTCAATTTTTAATATTTTTTCCCTAATATGGTCAGCAGCCGTGTTTGTATGAGAGATAACTATAATATCTGCAGGTTGATAAGTGCTCAACGCTTCATAATATTTTTTAACTAGATATGTAGTTTTACCTGTGCCTGGAGGACCAGCAATTCTAATTTTTTTCATTTTCAATCTCCTCCATTGCTTCTTGTCCGTTTAAAGTAATTACAAAATTTTCTTTGTCTTCTGGGTATTCCCAAGTAGGACAAGATTTTTCTTGGCCTAGTCTATCAAAAACTTTACCATTGTTTTTTTTACCTTTTAAAATTTTAGTTATTTTAAATGTCAACTCTCTGCTGTGCATAGGTTGTCTTGCTGCTTGTAAATATTGCTGAAGTTTATTTAATTTAAAATGCATTACTTGTTTTTTCCTGTCATAGAAACAAGCACCATCTAACATGTCTGCCTTATCTAAGCTCACTGTAGTTTTTTCTAAAAAATCTCTCATTAAAACTTTAAAATCAAAATCAATATTTGCTTCTTCAGAAGCAATTTCAAAGCCTCTTCTTTCTAATAGGCCATCAATAAAATCTGCAAAATCGTTAGGCTTCATTTGATCTAAAACTTTTGGAGGAAAATGTCCCCAATCATGTAATTTTTTCATAAACAAAGCTTTGTTCTTTAACTCGCTTCCTGTAAACTCTACTCTTACAGGTTTTAAAGTATCAGATGTTTTTTTAACTTGTACATACATAAAAAATTTAGGAGGAACACTTCCGTATTCATGTATAGAACCTAATATATCATGTGCCGTAATTAATTCTTTAGCTTCATCTGGAGTTATACCAGCAGGGTTTGTTTTGCATTTTGATACATCACAGTATTTTTTAATCTGCGGTACTTTACATTTGTATTTATATTCATTCTTTTGCAGTGATTGACTCACAATTAATATTTCTTTTTCATCTAAAGGCTCAACCATAGAATTAGAGTTAAACTCTCTTAATAAAGTTTCTGGAGTTTTTATAATTCCTTCTGCTTTTGAAATATTTTCATGTGCTTTGCTGTAGTAAACACCTTGATGAAATAAAAATTCATTCCTAGAACCTTTAGGTATTTTACCATTATTAGCTGCTTTGCAGTTTTTAATGCAAGGCAACTCACACGGTTTCTTTGTTTTTTTATCTTTAGGTTTTAATTTTTGTTGAGGCTCCGCTTGTAAATATTTATCCAAGTTTTCTTGAACATATGTGTTATACATTTCAAAAAACTCTTCTATGCTTGCAGATTCCATATCATTTTTATAAGCATATCTTCCGCCTTCATCTAAATTAAAGTAAGGCATGTTTAACCAACTGCCAGTTCCTCCTTGTAAAAATTCTGTTTGCATTGGATAAATTCTATCCATCTTATCTGCAATACCTAATTGCGCTGCAAACACATTCATTACAAATTTAATTTCTTCTGCAGGAATAAATTTTTTAATAAATAAAAAAATATGAGCACATCCACTTTTAGATCGAACCATTATTAATGGTAATTCTAATTTTCTTATATTTTGTAAAATTTGTTCATAATCTAAATTAAAATCATCTACATCAATGCAACCCCATTGTGCCTCGCTATTTTCATTAACAGGCATAATACCAAGACTAGGCTCTATGCCATTTAAATGGTTTTCCCACATAACCTTAGTTACTTCTTCTCTATAAACTAAAGACTTACCTTCAGCTTTTCCTGGAAGCTTAGATTTATCTCTAGTAAATGATCCTCTAGCTGAGTTGTAACCCTCAAATATTTTTATAAAATTCTCTACCATAATTTAAAATGGGCGGTTTCAGTCTCCCTTTGCCGCCCATGTCCTAGGAACTTATAAAACTATTGATTCAGTTTTTGCTGTTTCTTGAGTTTCTGGTTTAGCTTCAATCTCACCACTACCTACTTTTTCTGCGAAATTTTTAGCTATATCATATATCCCTTTATCCTTAATCGGACCAACTTGAGATACATCCCAACCAAACCATGTTCCTTTGTCATTAGACATTTGAACAGTTTTTAGTTTGTAAATGTGGCTATAAGTTGGCGGAGTAAACAAACCATTTTTACCTTGTAATTTAATACCCATCATCATTGAGTTCCATTTTCTACTAATTTTTAATTGAGTAGCTCTCATAGAAATCAAAGCTGTTGTAGGGCTATCTC